CACCCATCTGCACCCCGGCATCTACAAACGTCAAGAAACCGGCAACAAAAGCGTATTGAGCCCAATGATTTTGTACGTTGACCCAGTCGCTTACCGCAAATTCGTTGACCTCGACAAACTCGGCCACGAAGTCGTCACCAAAACCTTCCAGCCCGCCTTTGACGCAGAGCTAAGCCGCGCCCTGGCCAACGCCAAATGACAAACCCTAACCACATCACCCGCCAGCAACTAGCCGACCTGATAGGCGCCCGAAGCCCAAGCTACATCAACGAGCTGGAAAAAAACGGCCGCGCCCTCCGCGCCCCCGACGGCAAACTATGGCTCAAAGCCGAAAGCCTAGCCGCCTACCGCGCTAGCAAAGACCCCAGCAAACAAGGCGTAGCAGACCGCCACGCCGCCGCCCGTATGGGTATCCCCCAAGGTATCCCTCAAGACGAGGAACACCCGCCAGACGAACCCGCGTCCGAGGCCGATCACGCCGCCAGCGCCCCGCCTCAGCAGCGCGCGCCCCAAGGCAAAGTCAGCGCCGACCAAATCGGCAGCAGCTACCAGCAGGCTCGCGCCGTCAACGAGAAATTTAAAGCCCTGGAAAGCAAGCGCGCCTACGAGGTCGCCATCGGCACCCTGCGCGACGCCCGCGAAGTAGAAGGCCTGGTCGCCACCGCCATGGTCGAAGTACGCCAACGCTTAGAAAACCTCGCCACCAGCATCGCCCCAATAGTTGCTGCACAAACAGAAGAGGCAGCCGTGCGAAGCACCCTACGCGAAGCCTTTGAACACACCCTAAAAAGTGCCAGCCACCATTTTGACCAACTGAAGAAAGCCGCCGCATCATGACCACGCCCTACCTACCAGATCAAATTGAGCACTTACCCACCGATACTTTAGTACCCTACGCCCGCAACAGCCGCACCCACAGCCCGGAGCAAGTTGCACAAATAGCGGCCAGCATCAAAGAATTTGGCTTTACCAACCCGGTACTAATCGACGCCGACAACACCCTGATTGCAGGCCATGGCCGCGTCATGGCCGCGCAGAGCATCGGCCTAGTCACCGTTCCCGCCATCCGCCTGGCACACCTGACCAGCGCCCAGCGCCGCGCCTACGTCATCGCCGACAACAAGCTGGCCGAAAACGCCGCCTGGGACATGGCGACTTTGGCGCGCGAGATCGAGGACTTGATTGAATTTGATTACGACTTATCCCTGCTAGGTTTTGACTCTGAAACCCTTGACGCCATACTGCCAGAGCACGCCCTCATCACAGACCGGCCGGCGCCTGAAAAACCGGCATTCGAGTACGTTGAGAAGTATTCAATTCTTGTGTTATGCAAGGATGAAAGTAACCAGGCGCAAGTGTTTGACACCCTACAAGGCCAGGGCTATGACTGCAAAGTGCTGGTGAACTGACCATGAAAATTCAAATCCGCAACAACTGCTCCGACTTCAACACTTATCGCGCCGCCCGCGTCAAAAGCCTGTTTAACTGCGAAAGCGGCGCCGACTTCAGCATTGACGCTGACCTTCCCCTGGAAGACGCTGACTGGAAAATTGGCGTGATTGTCGGCCCGTCGGGCAGCGGCAAAACCAGCATTGGCCGCACCATCTGGCCTGACGTGGGCATTTACGACGGCGACACCGGCTGGTCGCTAGACAAACCCATTGTCGAATGCATCGCCCCCGGCGGCAGCTTTGACGACGTGACCAGCGCCCTGTCTGCCGTAGGCTTAGGCAGCGTTCCCGCCTGGCTTCGCCCGTTCCATGCCTTGAGCAACGGCGAAAAGTTCCGCGCTGGCCTAGCCCGCGTCATTGCCGAGGGCTACCCGCGCGTCATCATTGACGAGTTCACCAGCGTAGTCGACCGCCAAATTGCCAAGGTCGGCGCCGGGGCCTTCAGCAAATCCTTCAAACGCGGCACCGGGCAGGCCGTGCTGTTGTCCTGCCATTACGACATCCTGGACTGGGTCGAGCCCGACTGGGTGTTTGACACCCGCACCGGAGAACTGCAACGGGGGTCACTTTGGCGGCGGCCAAAGTTTGAGCTTGAGGTTTTCGCGACAAACGGCTCGTACTGGCCTATATTTGAACCGCATCACTATCTGAAGCTGCCGCGCATGATTGCCGCCCGTTATTACGTCGGATTCATTGAAGGCAAGGCGGTCTCACATATCGCCATCAGTCCAAAACTTGATGTGGGCGGCATGCGCGCGGCGCGCATGGTAGTTATGCCGGAATGGCAGGGCGCAGGCATTGGTCTACGGTTTTTGAATGAAGTGGCGCGCCTGCAATTCACCGACGTCAACACTTACCACGCCCGCACCAAATCCGTGTTCATTGCCACCGCACACCCCGGCCTTTGCCGTTCGCTCAGAAAACATGAAAAGTGGACACAAATTAGCCAAATGATGGGCGGATCGAATGGTTTGAGAAATCAAACCTCTCAACAACTATCGCAAAAAAAGCATGGAGATGGAAAACTTGTCGGAGCAGGCGCGGCCAGACATTACGGCGGCCACCTCCGCGCCATACAAGGTTTCAAGATGACTCGTGAAAAAGCACTATCAATTCAATAACTACTAACACAATACTTACAAGCGCTACAGCTTTAAAACGCTTATAAAACCATGCGACAAGACGCGCCTAACCCCGCAAAACCCCCCAACGCCGCGCCCGGCATCTACGCGGCCATTGCCCGCGCCTTGGCACCGCGCCCGGCGCTCACGGTAAGCGAATGGGCTGACCAGGAGCGCCGCCTAAGCAGCAAAGGCAGCGCCATGGCCGGGCAGTGGATCACCGCCAACAACCCCCCGCTGCGCGAGCCCATGGACTGCATGAGCGTGCACAGCACCGTGCGCGAGGCAGTCATGATGTTCCCGATTCAGTTCGGCAAAACCGAGGCCGCCATCAACACCTTAGGCTACGTCATGGCGCACGACCCCGGCCCGGTCATGGTCTGCCTGCCCGGCGAGGTCAGCATGAATAAATGGGTTGCCCAAAAACTCAACCCCATGATTGACGAATCCCCCGCCGTCAAACTCGCGCTCACCAGCGTGGCCAGCCGTGACAGCGCCAACACCCGCACTTTCAAAGACTTCGCCGGTGGACAGCTCTACATGGAGCACGCGGGCAGCCCCAGCCGCCTGAAGTCCACCACCGTGCGAACCATGATCGTTGACGAGGTTGACGAATTTTCAAACAACCTCTCCGGCGGTGATGATCCGCTGGAAATGCTCAAAGGCCGCACCAGCGCCTTCCCCGCCACCAGCAAAAGCCTCTACATCAGCAGCCCGCAAATCAAAGGCCTAAGCCGCATCGAGCAGCTGTGGAACAAATCCGACCAGCGCCGCTACCACGTGCCGTGCCCACACTGCGGCCACATGCAGCACCTGCAATGGGCAGGCCTGCACTGGACACCTGACGCCAAACAATGCTGGTACGTGTGTCAAGAATGCGGTGCAACCATTGACGAGCACCACAAGACCCAGATGATCCGCGATGGCCAGTGGGTGCCCGACAACCCCGGCGCAAAAATGCGCGGCTACCACATCAACTGCCTCTACTACCAATTCGGCCTGGGGCCACGCTGGCTAGACCTGATTGAGACCTGGCGCGACGTGCAAAACGAACCGGCCCGCCTAAAAACCTTCTTGAACGACCGCCTAGCCGAGCCCTGGGAAGACGCCGCCATGCGCGCCGTCAAACACAACGCCATCGCCGACCGCGCTGAAGCCTACCCGCTGCGCACCGCCCCACATGGCGTGCTGTGCATCACCGCAGGCATCGACACCCAAGACAACCGCCTGGCCGTGCAAATCGTCGGCTGGGGCCGTGGCCTGGCATTTTGGGTACTTGACTACATCGAACTGCCCGGAGACCCTGCCAATGATGACGTATGGACAGCACTCACCGAGCTGCTCAACACCCCCATCCTGCACGCCAGCGGAGCCCTGATGCGCGTCGAAGCCATGGCCAACGACGCGGGCGGCCACCGCACCGAAGACGTAAAAAACTACGTGCGCACCCGCCGCGTGCGCCGCCCAATGGCAATTTTTGGCGCTGTGCCCAACAACGCCCCGGTGTTATCCAAAGGCAAGCTGCACGACGTGGACTGGCGCGGGCGCAACGACAGACGCGGCGTCATGGTCTACCACATCGGCACCGTAGGCGCCAAACACTGGCTCTACAGCCGCCTAAGCACCGACGCCGACAAGACGCCCGACACCCGCATCACCCACTTCACCGACCAGCTACCCAGCGAATACTTTCCCGGCCTGGTGTCCGAGACCTACGACCCGTCCAAAAACCGCTTCATCAACCGCCGTGGCGCGCGCAACGAAGCCCTAGACACCTGGGTCTACGCCTACGCCGCCGCCCACCACCCTGAGCTTCGCCTGCACCGATTCACCAAGGCTGATTGGGACAAGCTGGAAACCCGCCTGGTCGGGAGCTTACAAGACAAACAAGCATCTAGCCAAGGTACAGCAAGCGCAAACAGCTATCAAATAAATAGCAAAAATCCCGCCACCCCACCGCACCCCAAGCCCTTCGCCCGCCCAGCCCGCCAACTTTACCGACCAACAGCATCATGGTAAACACCAACACCCCTATCGACCTCATCAACCCCGCCCTGGCAGCCAAGCTACTTGACGCTGTCCCCGTCACCGAAGACGTGGTCGAATACACCATTGCCTGCGCCCTTGCCCTCTCACCGCCAGAGGTGCGCACCAAAATC